ACGAAGTCACTCCAGCGGTCTACGAAGATGTCATCATCCCTGCTGTTGAAGCAGTAGCAGAAGTTCCTGCTGTCTATGACGAAGAAGGTGTGCTTGTCTCTGAAATGGTCCCTGCTGTTGAAGCGCAACCAGAACGCACCGAGCAGAAACTTGTCTCTGAAGCTGTCATGGGAACACGATCTGTTCCAGACTACCAAGGTGTTGACTACTCCAAGCTGACACCGATCCTGACCGCAGCACTACAAGAAGCACTCAACAAGATTGATGCACTTGAGGCACGACTAACAGCCCTAGAAGGAACAGTATAATGACCACCACAACCACTTGGACCATCGCAACATGCGAACATGACATAGTTACAGGCGGCATCACTGTCGCTCACTGGCGTTGCAATGCTGCTGACGGTGACTTCACAGCATCGTCTTATGGCACTGCTGGGTTCACACCTGACGCCACTGCTGAAGGCTTCAAGCCATACGCTGACGTGACTGAAGCTGAAGTATTGGCTTGGGTTCACGCATCAGTAGACAAAGACGCAACCGAAGCTGCACTTGCAGGCAAGATTGCAGCCGACCAAAACCCAACCTCTGCCTCTGGCACTCCTTGGTAAACTATAAAATCCCGACAACCCTAAATTAAGGAACAATAACTTATGTCCCGTGATCTTGATCCAAGTACAATAAAGGCCATCTCACAAGAGGTAGTTCGTCCTTTCTTTGCCGTTGAACTAAAGTTTGATGGTGATGAAACCCTGCGTATGTGGACAGGTCAGGGGACACTTGTCCTTGATGATGGAACCCAGTGGATTGGTGCTGGTAACTTACTAGATATTTCCTCTATTGAAGAGACCGCTGAGATGGCCGTTAAAGGGGCTACTATCACGTTAAGTGGTGTCCCCTCGGAAGTCCTCTCCTTGGCTCTCAGTGAGCCTTATCAGGGCCGTGTGTGTAACATCTACTTTGGTACATTCTCCACTGGGTCGTTGCTTAAGGAAACTGGTAACTATATCCTGTTGCAAGATGGTAGTCGTATCAATGTAGAGACTGGTGAGAAGGGCTTTAACCAGTTGTTCTCAGGCTACATGGACCAAATGAACATCGACGATAGTGCTGAGACATCCACTATTGAGCTTAAGGTTGAGAACAGGTTGATTGACCTTGAGAGAGCTAGGGTTGCACGTTACACTCAGTTTTATCAAAAGTCTGTTTACCCTGACGATGACGGACTTAACTTCGTAGAAGACTTGCAAACTAGGAAAGTCCCTTGGGGGCGCAGTGAAGATGCTTAAGTATCAGCAAGAGTTCTTAAGTCAAGTTCAAACTGAGTGTAAATATCTTATTGAGTTGCACTGGGAAGAGATAGCCTTAAACAAAGACAACATTAAACTTAACCCAGATTGGGACGCTTACTATTCCCTAGAGGGTCAAGGTAAGTTGAAAATCTTTACTGCTAGAGACGGAAACACCTTAGTTGGGTATTTCGTCGTTATCTTAGGTAACAACATTCACTACAAAGACCACCTATTTGCAAGCAACGACATCATCTATCTCCACAAAGACTTCCGTAAGGGTTTTGCAGGAGTGCGTCTAATCAAGTTTGCAGAAGCCTGCTTAAAAGAAGACGGTGTGTCAGTCCTAACAATCAACACTAAAATTCATCAACCTTTTGATAAGGTTCTGGAGAGGCTAAAGTTTAAGCCTATTGAACGTGTGTATTCTAAGTACCTTGGAGGGTAACGATTAGATGGGAATTACATCAGCTTTTCTACTGGGGTCAACCTCTGGTGCCGCAATCACTACAAGTGTGTGGTTGGCTACTAGCTACGTGGGCATGGCACTGACCTCTCTTGCAACCAGTTTACTTCTGGGCGCATTGTCACCTAAGCCAGCTAAACCAGCAGCAAGGGGTTATGAAACCAACGTCTTGGGTGCAGCCCTAGACCACACAATTATCTATGGTAAAACTAAAGTTGGTGGTGTCGTTGTCTATAACGAAGCTACAGGCACAGACAATAAGTTCCTTCACCGCATCATTGCTGTTGCTGGTCACGAAGTTGAATCCTTTGAGCGTATCTATATTGATGACGCTTACATTGACTTTAGTGACCTTGGTGCATCAGGTAACGTACCAACTGTAGTTGACCCTGACGGCACTACCTCTGATCGTTACAACAACAAACTCCGTATCCAATTTGCTTACGGTACTGAAGACGATCAAGCAGCTAATGCTGACCTTGTAACAGCCTCTGATGGTAAGTGGACAAATTTCTGTAAACTCATTGGTATTGCTTATATCTATGTACGTCTTGCTTTTGATGCTGATGTATACCCTAACGGTATCCCCACCTTTACCGCAGTGGTAAAAGGTAAGAAGGTATTTGACCCACGTACAAACACAACTGGTTGGTCTGATAACTCTGCCTTGTGTGTGCGAGACTACTTGACAAGCACAGGCTATGGTCTTGGTGAAGTCGCAGCTAACATTGATGATACCCTTGTAATGGCCGCTGCTGATGTTTGTGACGAGATTGTATCCAGTAAAGCACGGTACACTACCAATGGGTCGTTCACTACAGGTGCAACACCCTACGACCTGCTGTCCACTATTCTCACCTCTATGGGGGGTTCTTTGTGGTACGCACAAGGTAAGTGGCGTGTGAAGCCAGCTTACTGGACTACTCCAGTCATGTTCTTGGATGAGGATGACCTTCGTTCCAGCATTAGCGTTAGTACACGACACTCTCGTCGTGATAACTTCAATGTAATCAAAGGTAAGTTTTCAGGGCCAACTACTAACTGGCAGATGGTTGACTACAAGGAAGTTAGGAATGAATCTGCCGCAGGTACTTTTGTAACTGGACTTCCGTACTCAATCTCAAAAGTTGGTACAACGACAAACTGGTTTGATGTTGGTGCGCCCCTTGCGGCAGAAGTTGGGGATGTATTTACCGCTACTGGTGCAGGTTCTGGTGATGGTGTTGCTGACCTTAACCTTGGTATTGATAACGGTCTGGTTTCTGTTGCTGATGTAGACCTCCCGTTTACCGACAACATGAAAGAGGCTCGTCGCTTAAGTCGAATTACCTTAGAGCGTAACCGTCAACAGCTTACTATCCAAGCCAGCTTTGGTCTTAAGACACTTGGCCTACAGGTTGGGGATAACGTCTATATCACTAACAATCGTTTTGGTTGGGTTAACAAAGCCTTTGAAGTCTTGTCGTGGTCCTTCGGACTTGCGGATGATCTTGACCTGCAAACTAATATGACCTTGCGTGAGACTGCTGAAGCAGCCTTTGATGAGGTTGATGATGCTGCAATCTATGAGGCTGACAATACAAACCTTCCCTCACCTTTCTTTGTCCCTGTCCCAAACCTTGATGCTGCTGTAATTACAACCACTATTAACGAGGATGGAACAGCCGTTCCAGCCATTGACTTCTCTTGGGGTGTATCTAACAGTGAAGTCGTGGACTACTACGATTTCCAATGGAAACTGACTGGTGCTTCAAACTACAGTTCTATTGCCACAGAAGAGCCACGGTTTACACTTGCTCCAGCCTTAAGTGGTGCAGCTTACGACTATCGGGTAAGGGCTGTTAACACACTTGGCATTAAATCAGCTTTTGCTTCTAGTCCATCTCCAGCCGCCACAGGAAACGACGACACAATTCCAACTGCACCTACAGGTCTTAATGCTGATGCAGGTTATGGTGCTGTTACAGTTACTTGGACTGCGCCTACAACAAACGTAGGTGGCTCTCCTCTTAAGGACTTGTTTCAGTATGAAGTTTACCGTGGTACATCCCCTAACCCAACTGTAAAGGTTGGTCGTGTTGCTGGTGAGATATTTACAGACGGGGGCTTGTCTGATAACACAACATACTATTACCGTGTTAAGGCGCTTGACTTTACAGGTAACAAAAGTGCATACTCTAACCAAGATGATGCAACAACTAACCCAACACTTGAAGATGGGGCTTCTGTACTTGTTGTGTATGCTGCTGACGCTGCTGGAACGGATCAGGACTTGGTTGCTGATAGTAGGCAATACATTCAGTATTATGAGTACGTAGGTACTACACCAAGCCCACCTGTCTCTGGTACTTTTGTTAAGTTCATTGGTGCTGATGGTCAATCCGTCTGGCCTATTTATGCTACAAGTGCAGCAGGGGCAAACCAATCTTTTAGCCCTACAGGTAGAGACTTTGTAACCTTCTACGAGAGCCCTACTCAACCTACACTTGATGTGTCAGGTCAAACTTTTGTTCCTTATGTAGGGGAAGATGGTGCTGATGGGACAAATGGTTCACCAGCTACAGGTGGGGTGTTGCCTGCTTATACTAACCTTCAAAGTTACACAGGTTCGGTTGTCAACTATGACGGCTCGTATGCCCTTAGCTCCAGCACCTCTGGTGACAACTCCACTTCAAACCTACAAGCAGTGCGTAAGCTAAAGGCAGGTTACAGCGATTCAGTTTCCATCAAAGACAAGTCTTTAAAGCAGATACAAGTAGATGATTCTGTAACCATCACAGAATCTGTGACAGGTGCAAAAGCATCGTTCAAGATTACGTCGATTATACGTCGAGCAAACTATACCGACAATGGGGTTTCGGGGCAGTATTACTACGATATGACCCTTAATTTCGTGGAAGGGAACGGCGTAACCACAGGCATTTCTTATGCGACAGGCGGTTCAGATTTTGTATGTGACTTCTCCCGTTCCTTTACTAGGGCTGCGGGTCGCTGGAACATAGGTGTAACCAATCTGCCCTCAACTAGTTCTGGTGCCAATGAGGATTTTGTGAACGCTATTGGCGCTCCTGTAGACAGAGATCAAGCGTGGTTCTACACTGGCACTGCTGCAAACCCTACGTCTCAGGGTGTTTGGTTATACGATGCAGATGTACCAGTCTGGATTGAACAGGATGAAGTCATTGATGGTAACCTTCTTGTAACTGGAACTGTAACTGCGGGTGCTATTAACGCAGATGCAATCACAGGTAAAAACGTCACTGTTGGCAACCTGACAAATACTACTGTTCCTACAGGCGCTGGAACAGGCGCTCGTATTCAATCAGACGGAACTATGTTTGTTGGTAACAGAGATGAGTATCTACGCTGGGATGGTTCTCTGCTGACGGTCAACGGCGAAATTCGCAACATCGACGAAAGGATATTTAGAGGTCGTCAAGGTTACTGGGAGCGTGTCACATCAACTGGTTCTGTAACTGCCGCTATGAATAGATTGGGCGGCGCTGGTCTCTTTGTCTTTATCATGTGCGGTGGGGGTGGTTCTGGAGCCAGAGGCAACACCACAACTCAGTCTCAAACTGGCGGGGGTGCGGGTGGATTTGCCCGTGTAGCCTATGAGTGGAACGGATCAGAAGCAGTCTCTTTTGCCGCTGGGTCTGGTGGCGCTTCACATGCTGGTTCAACTGAAGTTAATGGGTTTGACGGTAGCTCGTCCGTCCTTACGATAGGCGGAGTTACTGCGATAACCTGCACGGGCGGCCGAAAGGGTCTCACTCACGCCAGTGGCGGCGCTGGTGGTGCTGGAGGGACTGGAACGATCAACAATTCTTCCTTCTTTACAAATACAAGAACGTCAACGGGAGGGGCTGGGGGTTTTACTTCTGATGATTATAGACAAGCCACTGGCGGAGGCGGCATAAACGTCTTCCAAAAGAACGATAGTAATGATGGGGGTAACATCACAAACACAGGGACTGGCGCTGCCCAAGCAACAGCAGGGGGTGGCCCTTTTGGTAGTCCTGTTGACAATTCCAACGCCGCAAACCCTTACACAGGATACTTAGATGCAGACGGGTTCTTGTCGCTTGCCCCGTCATTGTCATTGTTTGTAACCCTGCGGAATAGTACCCCATTTACCCCAAGTAACGGGGCTTACTCTGGTACAGGTGGTGCGACTTCTGCTGGCTCTGGCGAGTTCTCAGGGTCTGGTGCTGCTGTTGCTGGTACAACAACCGACATTGGCGCTTCGGGAAATGCAGGGTATGGTGGTGGCTCTGGCGCTGCGCACTCTGACGGTGGCCAAAGCGCATTTGTCGGTAGCGGTGGCAACGGCGTTCTTTACATAGGGAGAGTATAACATGTCCAGTAACGGCCGATTTACAATACACAACGAGGCTGGAGATGCCCTAAACACCTTCGTAGGTTTAGCCTCTAACAACCCCTTCCCCGTAGGTTCAACCTATGAGGGGGTGGTTGTTCACTCTGTATCTTCTGTCGTTGACGATACTCCAACCGACGAAGAAATCTATGCAGCACGTCAGGAACGCAACGCACTGCTTGTTGCCTCAGACTGGACACAAGTTGCAGACGCCCCTGTCGATCGGGCCGCTTGGGCTGCTTACCGTCAAGAACTAAGAGATGTCACAAGTCAAGAGACCTTTCCCTCTGAGGTAACTTGGCCTGTGGCTCCACAATAAAAGAGGGAAACAAATGCCATATAAACTAGGAACTCGTAGCTTACAGAACTTGTCAGGGGTACATCCTGATCTTGTTGCTGTCGTTAAACTAGCCATCAGTATCACTGAGCAAGACTTTACTGTGATCGAAGGTATCCGTAACATTAACCGTCAACGTGAGCTTGTTAAAGCTGGTAAGTCAACTACCATGAACTCACGACATATTACAGGCCATGCAGTTGATATGGTTCCTTGGCCTGTAGACTGGAATGACCTTGAACGCTTCGAGGTTATGTCTGAGGCCATGAAGCAAGCAGCAGAAGAGCTTGACATTCCTATCGTATGGGGTGGTGATTGGAATAGCTTCTACGATGCACCACACTTTGAACTTGACCGTAAGGCTTATCCAAAATGACCACAGAACCTTGGCACTTATCTAAAACCGTACCAGTGACCTTGGTGTTTGCTATTGCAATGCAAACCGTAGCTCTCATCTGGTTTGTATCGGCCCTTAACAGTTCTGTCGAATCTAACAGAGTTAGTATCATTAAACTTGAGACTAAGACAGAGACCTTATCTCAGATTGTTCAACAGCAAGCTGTAACATCAGCACGTATGGATGAGAATATCAAAGCTATCAGAACTGCTGTAGAGGCTATGGCAGGACGATGAAAACATATAAACGTGAAGTAGCCCTTGTATTATTCTTGTGGCTTGGCTATATTGTGGAAACAAAAGATGTTAATACTATTGAAATCTTGGTCTGGCCGATCTTTACGTTTAGTGCTTTGGCTTTTGGTATGGATTGGTTTGGTAAGTCTGGCGGGGTGCGGGGCCAGTCCTCTGAGCCTACTGACAG